AAACATTACTCCGGGAACAGTTCAGACTGTCGCGCCTGCCCATACGCCGGCTCCAACATCAGGAGGTTTGACTTCAGCAGGGGGGGGAACTAGTTTAGGATCTCTACTTGGAACTGCCGTAAAGATCGGGGGGATTGCTCAATCAGTAGCCTCAGTGGCGACAGCATTAAAAGGCCCTCAAACAACAATCATGCCGTCTGTCGAATCACTTGCCCCTTTACCTCTCCCAACTGGACCCATTTCAAAAGATGCGGAGTTTGAACGTGTCGCCGATGAGGCAAAGAAAGCCGCCGATAAAAGGGCCGCAGATATCGAGGCCGGAATCCAGGCCGATACTGAGGCAGCTAAAAAAATCAAGCGCCGGTCCCTTATTGGTCTTGCATCCACAATCAGGACATCGCCCGCCGGGCTTCGAACACCCGCCCGGGTTGAAAAGAAAACCCTTTTAGGGCAGGGCGGGGCGTTCGCATAAGCCAAAGGCAAAAAAGAGGGGGTAAGTTATGCCACATAGACAAAAAATTGTTAAGAAGTTTTACGAGGGTAGTAGGCGGACAAAGATCCGCAAAGCTGCCCGGCGCTTTCATCATTTGTATCAGCAATTTGTATCTGCCGATAACGCCGCTACCCAGGTGGCACTCAGTACCGGACGGGCTTAAATGCTCGAACCTCAAGAAAAAAAGATATTTGATCGCCTGAAGGATCTTGATCAACTCTTCACTTCCTGGGAGCAAAGAGGTCAGGACGTCATTGATTATCTCGCTCCTTCCAGGACCGATATCATTACCCGCCGTCAACCTGGAGCGCAAAAGACTGAGAAGATATTTGATACCAGCCCCACTGATGCCCTAAATAAGTGCGCCGCCGGGTTCATGGGATATCATACCACACAGAGCGCGCCATGGTTTACGCTAGCCACTGTCAATCGGGACTTAATGGACTTACCAGAAGTGAAGATATATCTCCAGGAAGTCGTTAGGGCCCTCCAGCTTATCCTTCATCAATCAACATTCTACTCCCAAATGCATGAATATTATGTTGAGCTTGCCGGGTTCAATACGGCCTGCATGTGGATAGGTGACGATCCCCTGAATTACCTGTATTTCAAATCAATCCCATTTGGTCAATACCGGATTGCAGAGAATTACCGGGGCCTGGTGGATGTTCTTTACCGGTCATATCAGGAAGAGGCCCGAAACCTTGAGACACAGTTCGGGAATGACGCCCTACCGGATGAGGTCAAGAGGGCTCTTTCGGATAACAAATATGAAGAGAAGTTCCAGGTAATTCATGCCGTATGGCCCAAATCGGATGTTGATATCGGAGGTGTGCCGGATGTATTTGAGTTTCAATATGCCTATTATCTCTCCATGGGAACGACGGCCGGAGGAGATAATGTACTTCAGAAGGGCGGTTTCTTTGAATTCCCTTATGCGGTCGCGCGCTGGTCAAAGGATTCGGGAGAAAGGTATGGCCGGGGTCCTGGCATCGATAACATGCCGGACATTAAGACACTCCAGAAGCAAGAAAAGAGTCTTCTTAAGGCCGGCCAGAAGGCAGTTGATCCACCACTTGATGTCCCGCCGGGCTATCGAACCGCCATCAGAACCGGACCCGCCGGGCTGAACTTCAGGGCGCAAGGTACTGAAGGCATTAAGGCCATTCAAAATATCGCAGGTGATCCCAGATCTACGATTGAGAATCAGCAGCAACGCCGGGAAAGGATCGGGAAAGCCTTTTACAATGATGTCTTCATGATGCTTCAAAACCTTCAAACAGGAAGAATGACTATTCCTGAATTGATGGAGCGCATAGGTGAAAAACTCACTATCTTGGGGCCGGTCATTGGTCGTCTGCATCATGAGGCGACCGGGCCTATCATTGAAAGATCGTATGGGATTCTTTCAAGGCAATTTCCCCCGGTTCTTCCGGTTCTTCCTGATGTGCTGGTTGATCAGGATCTTGAGATTGTGTATTTATCGCAGCTCTCAAAGGCACAAAGGGCCTCGGAGGTCCGGACCGATATGGATGCTGTGAACATGATCTTTGCAGTAGCTGAGAAGATACCTGACATCATTGATAATATCAATGGTGATGAGTTCGCAAAGGAGATATGGGACTTGACCGGCGTTAACCAGAAGCTCTTGAATGATCCTCGGACGGTTCAGTTTATCCGTGATAACCGGGCGCAGATGCAGCAGATTGAACAGCAGAAAATGGACCTGCTTTTGGCCGCTGAGGTGGCGAGTAAGGCGGGCGGGGCGTTGGGGCAAGGGGCGCCTGTATGACCGACCTACACAGAAGAGAACTTGAGCAGTTCAGAGACTACCGAGCCACGTTCCTGAGTGGTGTCAATGGTCAAAGGGTATTGGCTGACCTGATGGACGTATTCAGGTATAATAAGATTGAGAAACCCTTCTCTTCGATGGACATGGCAAAACTTGACGGTGCCCGTGACGTTATAAGACACATCCTTGAGAAATGTGGCTTTACGGCAAACACTCAGGCCTTTATTAAGGTTCTTAGCTCGGTGACTATCAATGCCCCTGAACCTTATGATCAGACAAAGGCGGAAACAGAATGAGAACAACCACATGTGAGATATGCGGCCACAAACTCGGCAATGTCAATCGGACCCTGACCACTGAGTTTCCCATGATATACAGCGGGAAAATAACGGTTACAGGGGATCTGTGCAAGGGCTGTAAAGATGAGATAGACGAGAAGTTTAATATCATTATCAAAGACATGAGAAGGATGACGGCATGAAAGAAAAAAGAATAGAAATAGGTAGATGTATATGGGAGCAAGATGTTCATGGTTTTTATATCACTCCTATGTTTGGTGTAAGTAAGGTTAAAGGTCTTTGGTCAGTCTGGATAGGCTGGCTCTACTGGTTATTTATTATGAGGATCAAGGAGAAAACGGCATGAACATTTTTACACTTTTACCAATTTATGGATTGACAGATGGGGATCCGCCGCCAACTTCTCCGCCTGGTGATGGAGGTGTTGTTCCTCAGTGGGCTTCCAACTTCCCTGGTGAACTAACAGGAGATGAAGGATCTAGAACATTTCTCAGCCGATTCAAGGGTGATGGTGACAAGGTTGAAGTGCCTACCGAGCTTGTCAAATCGGCCATTGAATCTCAAAAAATGATTGGCGGCATGGTTCGGATACCGGCGGAGAATGCGAGCGCAGCAGATATTGATGTTTACAACAAAAAGATTGGTGTCCCTGACAGCGCGGAAGGTTATGAGTTTAAGTTACCTGATGGTAGCCCGGAAGGGCTTTTCTCTGACGATATGATCAAGGCTGTCAAGGCGGACGGCAAAGAGCTTGGTATTCCAAAGGCGAAGCTGGAAGTCCTCTTTGATCGGTTCGCCGGACGTCAGATTGAGTCATATAATGGCATTATGGCGGGCAATCAAAAGACTCTCCAGGAGCGTATCGACGCCTTGAAAACGGATCTTGGCAGTGAGTATGATAACACCCTGAAGGTCGCCGATAAGGCGGCCATGTTTGCTGATCCCGCAATGTTCGATGTTCTCAACAAGGTGGGCCTGTCCGGTCATCCTGCCATCGTCAAGGGTTTTGCAAAGATCGGTAAGGCCCTGGGTGAGGGCATGCTAAAGGGTGTTGATACCGGGGTCCCGGATGTAAAACACTCAAAAGAGGAACTTGAAGGAATGATGAGAGATCCCAAATATAAGCTGCCTGAAGGTGATCCGGTCGGAAAGGCCTGGAGAGCCAAAGTCGAGGAAGGCTTTAAACTACTTTATCCCGGTGCCGGCGGGGGCGATATCGGACCCTCTGCCGGTCGGGCGCTTCATGGTGCATAAATAGTTTTTCATAGAGTAACGGCCCCAAAGTCCTACCTTCCGCCCTTCGTTTAAGGTAACCGGAAGTCAAGACAGCCTGGGTAACCCGGTTGACCTTAACTTCTAACCTTTTTCGGAGGATTCATTATGTCTCAGTCCATTGACTTAGCTTTTATTAGGCAGTACGAGGCTGAGGTCCATCAAGCTTATCAGCAGCAGGGCTCCAAATTCCGGGGCACCACGCGGCTGAAAAGCAACATCGTTGGAGAATCAACCACATTTCAGAAAGCGGGCAAGGGCTCTGCCGCGCAGAAGACGCGCCATGGTAAAGTCCCTGTCATGAACATTCAGCACAGTACCGTCACTGCCACTCTCGAGGATTGGTATGCCGGGGATTACGTCGACAAGCTGGATGAGCTTAAGATTAATTTCGATGAGAGGCAGGTGCAAGTTAACGCAGGCGCCTGGTCGCTCGGAAGAAAGATCGATGAGCTTGTCATTACAGCCATGCGGACTGGTTTGGGCTCTTCTTACAAGGTCGCCCATAATTATCCAGCCGGTGCTTCAAAGGGTTTGACCTGGGCAAAATGTCTCAGGGGTGTTGAAATCCTTAATTCTTTCGACGTTCCCGATGACGGTCAACGTTTCTGTGCTGTTGGCTCCCATCAGTGGGCGGAGCTTATGACGCTCGATGAGTTTACTAACTCGGATTATATCGGGCCGAATCTCCCCTATCTGCAAGGGACGCAGCCAAGACGCTGGATGAATGTGATATGGTTCATGTCAACACAGTTGGATCTCAGTTCGGGAATTCGCTATCCTCTCATGTATCACAGGTCAAGTACCGGCCTGGCAGAGGGCATGGCGGGTGTATGGACTGATGTCACGTGGCAGGGCGATTACGCCGCATGGTTCGTTAATAACGCTATTTCAGCGGGGGC